TGAGTATCTATATATTTTTGATCTATAGAATCAGAATCAGTACCCCCACTTATGGAAGTAGTGTTTTTTACTTGCTCGGCTGTTATGAAAAGTTTTGTTGTCATGTTGTTGGTGGTGTTTTTTGTTCGTCAACTTTTCTGAATTCTTCAAAATCTACAAACTCCAGTTTCACGGCTGGATCAATCAGTTTGAATAATTTTGTCAAACCATCCAAAACAACTTTTCGAAGCGGATTTATATTTCTTCGGTAAAGATCTTTGGTTGCTACTATTCTTTCGTCTGCATTGCTAGAAAATCCGCTTGCATCACTTGATCCAGAATAAAGTATTTTAGGTACCGAATGCCCTACGATAATTTTTCTCTCACACTCTTCTGCAAAAAATACATTTTGTTGGTTTAGGTTAGGTGTTTCTACTTGATCTATCGTTGTGGCGTCTAAAGCGTCAGAGTTGTAAGATACAACTACATGATGTTTTGGAGAACCTCCTGTATAATCTTTTTTTATCTGTTCCGCTTTTTTCTTTTTTACATCTTCAGAAGCTGCACCTTGCTTTCCTCCGTTGAAATTTATTACAGTAGTAATTTTGTTTTCAAACTGAAAATGTGTTTTTGTGTTCTGTCCCAGAAATCCTTCAGCAATACAGTAATTAATACAGCTGAAATAATCTGGCAAAGGAAAGAATTTGTTTTTTGTGATTCTTTGTACTATTACGATCTCAACACCGCCTTGATAGGTACCATCGAATTTTTTACAAGGCACTGGCGTGTATGTTCCAGATTGCGCCCAATCCCATGAATACCAATAACCCACGACTTTTGGGTGTACAGTTCTGTAATCCAGTTCGACTGCAAAATTTTCAATAGGGATGTACTCGAACTTCAATAATTTACGTTCTTTTTCGCTATCGTTCCAAATGGCTTGTAAAGCATAACCTCCCATCATCTTAGTGTCTAAGCAAATCAATTCCTGATCGTCTGGACTGATATATTTTGAAATATTTAAATCAGAACCCACGTTTACAATTCCATCAGCATACATGAAATTTACAAAAGAACTTATGATACTTTGATTAGTTGGTGAATCGTCATAAGCGTCACGAAGCGTTTTGTAATTTGAATTATTAAATCCATTAGTAACGGCATTTACTCCGTTTTGGGTCATTAATGGATTTATGTCAATAGGTTGCCACGCTGACATTTTTACAACTTCTTCAGCGAAGGAAAAAACATTTTCTTCTTTACTTACTTCCATCTTTTTGTGTTTTGTGACTGGTTAGTGTAGTTTTGTATATCGGTGTCGTTTGCAACGAAAATCATTTTTCCTTTGTAAACGATTTCGGAATTTCTTGTTAATGTAAATGAGTAGGTAGTTCCTTGTATAAAGCCTGTAGTTTCTTCAATGGTAACTACCATTGTGTTTTTTACTATTTCCCAAGTAATAGGAATCATCGCCCCATCGTCCAATGTGAAAATTAAGTCGTCTGTAATTTCAGGATAAAATCTAGGAACCAATTCTATAACAGGAATAGCTTCTGTAACTACTTTCATTTGTATTTTTATTAAAAAAGGGCGCAATTATACGCCCTTTTATTTATAATCTAAAGCACGTGTTAATATGCCATTGTAGAGCCTAATACTTGAGCTACAGCTGGGGCAGTAAGCCAGAATTTACGGAAAGAATCGGCTTCATCTGTATCTATAGTAATAGTCACACCGTTCAAATCCCCGTCCTGTCCTCCTGTAGTATCTACAGCAGTAGAAACCATGCATCCAAATTGTGAACCAATGGCGAAAAAGTCACCGTTTTTCATTTCCAAGATACCTACAAACTCAGTTTTTGTCAACTGGTCAACAATTTCAGATAAAACCGTATTGTCTAACCCTGTTGCAGAAACTAATACTAAAGGCAATTGTCCTTTTCTACCTCCTGAACGTGTGTCCATGTTGTTAGTAAGAGTATCGGTGTAGTTCGAAGTGGTATTTTTCACGTCAAATCTAGCCAATTTTGCGCCAGCTGGAAGCGTGGCTGTAAGCATATAATCAGGAAGAGTGACAACACCTCCCGAAGTGGTAACGACTCTATTTAACGGGTCATACTTGACGATCGAAATAGATTTAATACCTACTTTTTTCGTTACGCAATTAAGATTACGTGATTTTGTTAATAAAATTTCGCACATATCATTTAAGGTATTAAAGGGCTGTTTCCAGCCCTGTTATTTTTTTAAGAGTACAACACGTTACGAGCTTGATTCATAACAGCGTGATTGTAAGCATACACATTTTTGAAATACGTATGATCTGAACCGTTAGCCATTTTTCCAATTTCCATGAAGTTTGATTCTTGATTAGCAGCATCAGCATTGATAAACAAAGCTTTTGAAGGGTGTCCAATCAATACGTTAGCTGGTAAGCTTACGAATGAAACTGGTACACCGTTATAAGTCACTTTCTCCCCGTTGATAACGAAGTTTGGTTCAATTGTTGCACCTCTCAATTTATTAGATTGAATCGCGAATTGCAAGTGATTCAATGGTGCTTCGATAACGTAAGGGTGTTCCGTATCAGACAAAACCTCAGCTGGAATCTTCGCATATACTTTCGCATACTCAGCGTCAATATTTGCAGCTGTGATAGTAGTACCATCAACTTTCAAATACTCTCCCAAACTTGCAACTGCATTAGCTCTGAAAGTGTTGTACACTACAGTGGCAAAAAAACCATCACGCAAAGATGTTGGTAAAGCTGCAATTTTTGCTTGAGTAGCTGCGGAAATAGATCCCTGACCAGCTCCAGGAACTAACAAAGCTACAGCTGCTTTGGTTGCAGTTGTCGCGCCTTGCCAACGATTAATTCGTTGTTGGTTCGATATAGCTTCAGAAAACACTTTCGTAGCCAAATTAATGAATTGCTGTGAGTTGTAATTTTCAGCCCCTAATTTCATGTCTCCAGCAAAGATCGTGTTACGCAAAGTGTTTTGCTTTACAATCTGCTCGTACTGAGTCACTGCATAATAGATCTTGTTGTCTACAAGAGCCAATGTAGTATCGTCTGTAACAGCATCACCAGTATAGGCTTTTTCTGTAACTGTTTGGCTTGCTTCAGTCCAAACAGAGCCTTCTTTTTCCCCAGGTTCAAAACCTACATATCCATCTGCAATAGATGAATCTTTTAATAAAATTGCCGTTTGAAAAGGCAAAATCTGCGCACCTCTAACGGTGACTTTTGAATAAGCTAAAGCCATATTTTATTTATTTTTAAGATACAATTTATAATCAGTTTCGATTCTTTTTACTTCTTCTTCTGGAAGTCTGTCGCCTACGTAATCAGAAAGCTCTTCACCGTCAAGGATCGACTCTAATTCTTTGTAGTTTACAGAATACGGAGAAACCCAGTCAGCAGCTTCTGCTTCTTCGACTTCTTCTGGTTTTACAGCTAATGGCTCGCCAGATAAATTAACAGCCATTTGAGCAGTTATTTCTTCTGGAGTTCCTGTTTCTATAATCAGTGCAGCTGTAGAAGTATTTTGTACTTCCGGTTTTGGACACACTTTTTCAGTAGCCAATTTTGCAGCAGCTTCTGCTTTTCTCTGCTCGTTATATTTTGCTAAGGACATCTGCTAAGAATTTAGAATGCTTTACATCGGCATCGGTTAATACTACTGTTTGTTTCGGTTGATCTGCTAAGCTTTGGCTCGACATTTTTACAACCTTGTAAGCCTCGAAAGATTTTTCAACATCTACCAACTGAGCCGACATAAGTACAGCATCATTTTTGTAAGTAGCTACTTCGGCTTCCAAGTCAGAAACCTTTTTCTTAAGCTCTTCGTTTTCAGCTTTCAATGTTTCAAGCTCTTTTTCTTTGTCGGCTTCTCCGCCCCCAGCTTCCTCTGCTGCTTTGGTTGCGTCAGATGCTGCTTTTGCAGCTTCTTCTTCTTCGGCTGTCATTTCAGTAGTCTTAGCTGCTTCTTCAGCTGCCAATTCATCCGCTGTTTTTTCTGGCTTTTCTTCATCAGAAGCCGCTGACATTATTACGTTAGCTAAATGTTTAGCAAACTCTAATGGTGTTCTTTTCATAATTGATTTATTAAATTTAATATTGACTTCCTCTTCAGCATCTAAATGACCTTCGATTGAAAGCCCTTGCAAAAGATTATTTTTTATTTTTTCAAGTACTTCTGGATTATCAGCTTTATAGCCCATAATCCAAGTTCCAACTTTCTGCAATGGCATTCCAAGAGCTTTACTTTTGTCGTTCTCTGGGTTTTTTACTATCCAGCTTTCAACAGGGTAAACACCGTCAGTATTTTCTTTTTCGTGATCTATATTTGTACCTGAATTCCCGCATTGTCTGAAGTAGTTGTTTGCTAATTGCTCAACTGTATCAACATCATAATATACTTGGAACTTTTCGCCTGTCTTTTCGTCTATCCTGTCAATGCGTAAATCTGGAATCATTACAGGAGCGTAGAAAATTCCTTTTACTTCTTGCGATGCCATTTCAACAGGCTTTCCGTCAATCAAATCACGAAAACGATCTTCATTATTCAATATTAAATTGTAATCCTTCAGCTCACTTGAATTAACCCAAGCCAAATCCTGATGTTCGTCACCTAGTTTAACCTCATTTGTAGGAGTTCCTGAAAAATAATGAGAGGTTGTATTATCATCGTTCACAACTTCGCCTAAACTCTTCACGCTTTCAGGATTAATAATAATTCCGCATTCTTCTAAACATTCTCTAACTGATCCCGATTTCGTAGTTTCTCCCGGCATCACTTTGCCACCAGGAAAGCCCCATTTGTTAGGCTCGAATTCACAAGTTGGATTACGTTTCAAAATCAAAACCTTTCCTTCTGGGTTAATAACTAACATATCTGCATATGTAGTTATTGGAGCGTCTCCTGTTTCTAAATAAGCAGACATCAAAACCAAATCACCTTCACCTACAGCAGGTTTTGGAACGACAGAAATTCTGAAAACTCCAGCCTTGTTAGGGTTATATTTATATTTTAATATTTTCATATTATATAAACGCAAAAAGCCCGCACGTAATTAAACGTGCAGGGTTGTTCTGTAATATGTATTTAACCTTTGTTATCACAACAATAGTTTTTATTTAAAGCAAATGTAAATAAAAAAAGCGACACTTTTACATGTCGCTTTAAAAAAAAAGATTTCCCCAAATCTAACGAAAACCTACTTTCGTTTTTCTTTCTTCTTGTCATCCAAGAAATTCGCTATATCCGCATCATGTACCATCGATAGCCTTTCTGGTATCGATAACCCGCCTTGCCTTTTTTCAAATCTGCATTTCCTTTTATTTGATAGCAGATAATTTCCAAAATCTACTAAATCTTTTTTGTTAAAATACGTTACCATTTTCTTTATGTTTCATGGTTTATCCCTACTCGTTAGCTTTTCGGGTTCCGCTTTTCGAATCGCTAATGTACGAATTAAAAACTATTATTCAATTCTTTTTTTCTATCAATTTCCTGTTGATCTGTCACGGCCTGCGAAACTACGAAAGCTTGTATAGGCGGTTGGTCTTTCTGCTGCTTAGCAATAGATGTACTTATTTGATTTTCACTGCTAGACTGAAATCCTACTTGCGCAACATTCCTAGAGGGTGACTGTGAAGCACCGCCTGCTGGCGAAGGCGCAGACCCACCCCCAACAGCTTGCAAAGCCTTTGAAGTATTTGAAATTATAGAAGCTATTCCAAGAGCTCCAGTAGCTAAATGAACTCCAGACCAAGGAAGGCCGAAAGTAAGCGGACTTGCGGCATTATCTTTAGAAATTGCTTCAACTGTATTAATACCAACTTTACCCATAGATACAGCACTATCCGCAACTATGATTCCTTTTTGTATTTTTTTGTTCTTACCAAATAAATCATTCGCTGCATTAATAGCAGCATTGCCTAAAGCATTTAAAGAATCGGATTCGGCTTGTTTTATCGCTAGTTTTTTATCTGCTAACTCTTTATCCCTTGCTATTGATTTTTCAGCTTCAGCAGCAAAGAAATCATTATTATCTTTCTCTTTTTTTATCTCAGCGTTGGTCCTATCTTCTTCGTCTTTTGTTATTTGCTCACCTTGAGCCGTGATGTTTGCCTGTCTGTCCTCAAATTCTTTTGTTTGATTAGCGTCTGCTAGTTCAATCATTTTTAAACGAAAAGCTGCTTCTTCTGCGAGACGTTTTGCGTTTGCGTCTTTCTGTGCTTGTAGGGCTTTTTCTTGAGCGTCTAATTCTTTTTTGGTAGCCTCGTTTCTAGCATCTGTTTTGGCTTGTTCTAATGCAACCTCGTGATTGTTTTGTAGTGAAATCAAACTATCATAGCCAGCAGACACCATTTGCTTTGCCTTTTCCAGATTTTCCCTAGCATTCTTCAAAGCAGTTTCTGTAAACTCAGAAGGATTATCCCTGTTTTGCTCATAAGCACGTTGCTCCAATATCAAAGCTTCTGCCCTGTAATTCTTTGCGAGTTGCAGTTCTTGACTAGCCAAAGCAGCTGTTTCTTTATATATCTGCGCTTCACTTGCTCCAGAAGCTTTGAGTAAATCAAGCTTATGCTTGTTCTGTGCTGATAGGTATTTGCTGTTATTTTCGTAAGATTTTGCCTGTTGGTCTATGGCTTGTGTAAGTTGTAGACTGGCAAATCTTAATTTTTCCTCTTCTTTCTCTGCATCACTGGTAACTTTTATGTATGTATAAATAATAGCAATCAAGGCCACTACAGCGGCAGCAATGGCAACAGCTGGATTGGCCAAAAGAGCGGCGTTAAATGACCATGTAGCAACAGTGGCTTCACCTTCAGCAACTGTCAAAGCTTGTGTAGTTCCAATTTCTACAACCTCAGCAGCTGTCTTAGCTTTTTTTGCAGCAGTCAAAACTTCATAAGCATCAGTAATGCCAGCCACTGCGCTAGTGACTCCAAGTATAGCCTGTGCAGATCCTATCACAGAATCAAGAGCTTTGCTTTCTATTCCGACCGCTGCTAATCCATCTTTAACACCACCCAAAGCAATAGCTGCTAATCCAGCCGTTTGGGTTAATCCCCTGAATTTTTCGTCTGGATTATAAGATTTTACTAAATCTTTTTGAAACTGCATCTCATCGCTAATCATAGCAACTTTTTTCGCTGCATCGGTAGCCTGTACGGAAGTAGCACCGTATTGCTGAGCTAGTTTTTGCTGTGCAACCGTAGCTTCTTTTAGCTGTTGCTTGTAACTCTTGAATTGCTCTTCAGATTTTTTAACCTCTTTGGTATTGGCAGTTGTAGCTGTAGTGCTTTCTGTTATTTTTGTGTTTAGTTTGCCTATATCACTGGTAGCTTCGTCAGCTCCTTTATCAGTGACTACTATGTCAATATTCTGCCTAATTGGTTCTAATTCGTCCGCCATCTTTTTACTTGTTTAAAAGAGTTAATTTCGTTTTTCCTCCTGTCAAAGGTATATCACTTTCTAATACGGTGTACTTAGTTTCCTTAATTATAATTTCCTGATTGTCTTCAAACTTTTGTATTTTAACATTTGGTAAATTAAGCTCTATAGTATGAATCATTTTTTTTCCGCTTAACGTGTCCTTGATAAACGATTTGAAAGACTGTACATACAATGTGTTTTGATCTACAAAATCGCCCGCTGCAATACTAAAAATAGACGTAATATAATTAGACACTCCTGTCTTAATTCTATTGCTCTTGTGGCTTATTCCGTGATACTTACTAATAGGTTTCAAGGTCTTAGTATCGGTATCTACAATAGCGTAAGGAGTTGAAATATTCAGAACACCATTATAGTAAAACACAGGAAGTTCTTTCGTAATTGTGTCATAAATAAATCTAGTCTCTGAGTCGTTTAATTTCGGTTCGTTTCCAAACGGATAAAAAGTATTTATAATCACATCAGCATTTGAAAATACAGGACTAAATACTGGTGCTGTGAATTTAGTTTCTATTTTAAATTCTGATTTTGGTTTAGGCATGACCCCAGTAACAGGATCAGGAAGTGGGTATTTCAATTGCCCATACTCCAGCCCTGTAGCGACAAGAAAAGCAATATTTTGCTGATATTCACTTGTAGCGTGCTTCAGATTGTAACCGTCATATTTTGTATTTGTCTTCTTTGTTACCTTAGATAAATCGGCCCATGATGTCAAATCATTTTCAATACGCTTTGCGGAATGAGCAGTAGATCCTATTGTTTTTGGCGTATAATAAAAATCATTCAACACTTTATCTTTGAATTTTTTATACCCAAACATTGTGTAAATGCTTTTCACAAAATCAATAAGTTTCATTTCTGACAAGCTTTCGAATAAATTTACAATATTAGGCGTAATCGCAGGTTGCACGTTGTTATTCACTGTTTTTATCCAATTTGGCGTAACCCAATCAAAACCTATATTTGTGTATTTCCATTCCGCTAAAGTATCTACGCTGGCAAACACTGCTATTAACGGTTTTATCAAAGTACTTGGTTCGCTAGCGCCCTCTGGAGTAAAGACGTCTAGCCCTATGTGTAATTTTAGTTTAGAACTTTTACTTTCCGACCCCTCTGATATAGTATAATTCAGCTTCTTTTTCTTATTACCGTAAATGTCTACTTCCCATACTTCCATGTTATAAACATAGGCAGAGTTAACACTTGCTGATTCTGGAAAATAAGCTGAAGAAACTACACTGGATTTAGCCAGTTGTATAATCATTCCAAAATTAGCCGTGTGATCGTCTCCGCCTCCATAGCCTAGATAATTAAGCTCAAAAACATTTCCCAAAGAGGGAGGTGACAACGGCTTTATCAATACATCGAAACGCTCTTCTCTGAACAAATCGTAATTCCAAACAGTTTGTGTTATTTTTACAAGCTTTTCTTTCACCGCTATTTCAGCGGTACACATCGTAGCTAAATCAGTTAATTGGGTAATATTTCCAATGTATGGAGTAGGATCTATTTTTATATCATATTTTGAATTTATCTTTTCCAAAATATCCGACATAAACACAGCGGGTCTAATTTCTTGAGTCAAAAGAACGTCCTCACTTGTGATTGGCTTTGCTGGGAAATACGCTATGTTATCAGTAGACAATGCTCTACTGTCTATTGCAAAAATTCTTTGAGTAGATACCAGCGGAATAAACCAACGAAACCCACCAGAAGCATTTTGAATACTTTGTAATGCGTTTTGAATATTTTTTGTTGACCAAACAATATCCCCAACCCCATCATTTAGCATTGCTAGAGTATCTTCGCCTAGTATTTCGGTAAGATTCTTTTGTCCATCGGAAAACTCTTGCTCAAACAAGGAAGGTTTCCCGTTTATCCAAGAAGTACCTTTCAATGTGACTATACCCTCTTTGAATAACTGGCCGCCTAAATATAATTTTGCTCTTTTCTTAATGTTAGTTGGTGCGTTTTGCTCAGTATAGCCAAAATATCCATACAATTTTATATTGTTTGGAGTTGCTTCTGTAGAAAAATCATTGGTAAACCCCTTGAATACTGCTGTAATATCCTGTAGATATGTTGTTTTTGTATTCAAAGTTACAGTTTCATTAATGAAAGTATCAGCTAAACCATATTCGCCAGGCGTATCTTTTTCAATGTACAGATTCATGCTTTCAAATCATTTAAGTATTGAGCAATTTCTTTCAATAGTTCGTGCTGATTTTCTTCAACACGAAAAGAAAACATCTTTTTTGTTGATGTTTTCTTTTTATTACCGCCCCTGTTATCGGAGCGGTTAGGTTTTAGGATTTGTGCCATTATTTTTCTCTTGAAACTTTAGTAACAATTCCTTGTGGTCTCCAAGACCCCAGGTATATTTTTTTTGCTATAGAAATCCAAATATTATCATACAGTTTTTCAGTAGTCCCGTTTTCGAATGTTAAGATAGTTGCTTTCATAATATTAGTTTTCTAAAGTTCTGATTTCTCTTTGAATTTTTGTGCAAACTGAAGCATATCTTGCTCCTTTTGGATTTCTAACAATTTTACCTCCAATTTTAGAACTTCCAGTATAATCGTCTCTTAATTCTTGAAGTCTTGCTAATCTGTTTTCTAATGTTTGTAAACGTGTCATGATAAGTTGTTTTAGTGTTTCGCTTTATTGCTGAGACAAATATACAACCACTTTTCAAATATTGTATTACATTTTAAAATTTTAACATTTATTTAACTTTTGAAGCCGTTTCTCTAAACTTGAAGAAGTACGAAATATCTCTCTTGTCGTTTATATTAGTTTTCTTCACGAAGTCAGTATCAACGCAAGTAACAGGCACCTGTAAGTATGTGGAATAATACCCAACATCAGCCAAAGTAATAGTGTCGCTGTCAACCGTAATTGTTTCGTTATCGACTGTTATGATATCATTATCAACTGTGATTCCCTGTTGCTCTACTGTCCATCTTTGTTCGTAAAAACGAACCAAATATATTTTCGGAGAGTACAGTAATTCCTCAATTACTCCGTTCATGCTTTCATCCATCACACCAGTATTCACAGTGTATGTCTGAAAAACTTCTTCAATACTTGTGTTCTTGAAATGCGTGCTTTCGGTGTTTATCATTGAGCTATCTCGGAAAGCTTTTTGGCTTTCCTGTCTTTTGATTTCGTCATTAATAGTCACTTTTCCAGTAGTAGTAATATACTGGAACAATCCTTGTCTATCCAAGTAGATAAAAAGTATTGGCTCTTTCACGCATACTACAGAAGGTGGCACAACTTGACTAGTGACAACAAAGTTATTACTAGTGCGGTCAGCACCAAAAGCAAATGATTGGGCGGCGTAGTATGGGATGTATTCAGCATATTTTTTGATTGGATTATTTACAACATTGAACCCATTGGATCCGCCAACAAATGATCCGTAAAAAGGGTTTTGCTCGTTTCTCCAGCGATAACCCAAAGTAACTACTCTATCGGTTACATTGATAGCTGGTACGCTTGTGGTTTCATCGTAAGCATAATATGAGTATCGATAAAACAAACACATACCTTGCACGTAAGGAAGGCTTGTGTTGTGATAAAGCAGTACAGGAAAATCTACATTGTTTAGATTGTCTTTTCGTATCAAATCATTCTTCAAGTAGTCCTGAATTTCAAAAGCTACATACTTGTCGTCACTTGAAACGCGGGCTTTGTCCAGCACATAAGTATTTACGTTTACTTCTGCCAGCGAATCATCAATATCGAAAGTCACTAACTGTAAACGAATGCGTGTGTTTATTTCTGGCGGTACGTATGCAGGAAAATCCGTCATTAAATCGATACGTACAACTACTGGAGAATTGCAAAAGGCTACCTGTGAAAGATCTGTTATGTTCATTTTTATTTTTTTATTCCTGCATTTTTCAAGATGTTAGTAACTAGATTTTTTGAAATCACATTAATCGATTCAGGCAAATGTTTTTTTATCGATACTGCTAATTCATTTGGCTTTTGATATTGTCCATAATAGAACTGAGACATAGTAAGCCGTTGCGATTTTACACGGTAATTTATAGACTTTCGCAAAGATCCCCCTCTATGAATAACGTTTCCGTTCTTATCAAATCTATCCTTAGATTTTCTAGAAGTCACCCTGGCTTCTTCGTAAACAATTTCACCTAATACTTTAAGTTCGTCCTCAATTATCTTCTTGTTCGGATTCTTTGCTGGCATATTTTCTACGTTGTGCTAATAATTTTTCAATCAATGCTTTTGCTCCCCTGCCTGCGTTTTTCCCTGCCCTTGGTTCGGGAGTAGTGAATGTTCTACCAGAAGCAGCTTTATACTGAGCTTTCTGTACATTCCCTTCTTCGTCCAGTTCTTCAATTACATACGGAATACCTTTCATATAACGTGCAGCATTCTGAATTAGCTGTGAGTTTTCATAATACTGCCCATAGAACAATTGACGGAAAACAATCTGCCCGCGTGCCACGGTGTAATTAATAGAGCGTTTCAAGGCTCCAGTATCAACGTGTGCGGTTTTCTTACTCAGGTCAACAACCTTTTGCGCCAGCGCTTCTTCTGATAGTGTTACAGCCATAATTATTCAGGACATGCACTGCCCTCGTTAGGTATTGATAATATAATATCGAATTCATGCCCGCTTAAATCGTTCAAATTCTCACGTTCAATCTTGGTTACTTTTGATTTGCTAGATATTTCTATGCCATCAGAATTGTATTGACGAAATGAATTGATAAACGATTGACAAATATTGAATGTTTCGTTAAAAATATCATCTTTGTTTGTGTCGATTTGTAATTTACTGTCAGTAGTTCTAGTGTACACGTCGTTTTGATCCAGCGATTTAATATGGAACGAAAACAAAATAACATCTTCTTGAATGTCACTGTCTTTATATTCAACATTTACTATTGGATATATAGTTTCTTTGTTCGTGTCTACCAAATCATTTGTTAATGTAGTGATAGTATTCACAAGTGGATCACTCGAAAACTTTCCAAGTACGTAATCTTTTGTTTTTTGATATTCGTTCATCTGTGAAATACTGATTTACTTACAACTGATTTAGATAAGTCATGTTTTACCATTTCAGGAATTCCAATTACATTAACCCCTATATAAAAACATACTGATGTGATTAGCTTTTTCATAATTATTCTACCGACTCAACGGCTCTTTTTCTTAATAAATATTCTCCCAACGCCAAATATTCCGACAACTTCATTTCGTTAACCTCATTGAATTTCATTGCGTCACCTTTAGCGAGTAAGTATGTAATCTCAGCATAAGCCCCGTAATATTCTTGAAACTCCTGTCTTAGCTGTTTTCCTGCACTATAACCGCCAATCTTTCCAATTATAGGCGGGTTATAAATCCACTCATACAAATCCTTAAAATGCGCTACACTTTGCAAAAATTCATTTTTTACCTGTTGCGCAAACTGAATTGAAATGTTTTTTACCTTCTTACCTGATAGGTGATTATATAGGCTTACAATATCAGCCAGTGCTAAATAAGCGTCGGCCGTGATAAAATACTTTGCTGGCTTATTTTCGAAATCAAGATCCATTTTTAAATCATAAACGATATGCTGAGGCCTCAACTTCATAAACTCATTAATACATTCTATCCAGCTTCTTTCGTCGTTAGGGTAGAATGTTTTCAGAATAGCTAAAGTATAATCTTCGTCGCTATTCTTTTCTTGCTCCTTCAGCTGGTTCATCATTTCCGTGAACTTCTCGTAATCGATTTGTTTTAACGGTTTTGACTTCTTCTGGATAAATTTTGTCATACGTTTGTTTGATAAGTTTTTGACTTGGATCTAATTCTGAATCTGGACTTTCCACGAATGGAAAGTGGCTTTTAAATAATGCTTTCATAATGAATTATTTTCAATTATTATTTTTGATAATTCCTGACCATGTAACTTAAAATTAATTTCACCATTACGCTTTACAACTAAATAATCAATAGGCACACTAGCTATTAATTTATGAGTACATTCTTCGGTTTTAAAAAGAGTAATTCTCCCGTTTTCTTCATTACGAATTAAATCGCAATCAATAGTTTTTATTATTTCAGATTTGTGATAAATATCTACTTTCATGATATAATTTTTTAAAGTTAATCCAGCCCACTCGTATAAATCTGTTCTACAACTGCATAACCTCCAGCATCCAACACACCGTCAATTCCAAGTGTTTTATCTGGCAAGCCTTTTTTATACGGTTGTTGTTCTAACGCATCAGTGAACTTTGGACATTTTGCCAAATTTACAAATAATTTTTCATCTTCAAACGATTTATTTACAGATCTTACACGGTTTAGAATTTCGGGGTTTTTCCTTTTGATGTTTACATTGAAATTCCATTGATCCTCCATTAGAATGTCGTAGTCGGAAACACCAGCGGAACGCCTATTTTTACATGATGCGTCAGGGTTTATCTCAATTTCGTTATCTGGGTAACGTTCCCGAATTTGCCTACTCATTTCGGCTGTGTCATACACGCCTGTGAACTCGTCAACTGCGAACATTGCGCCCGAATCAATCACGTAAACAACCGCACTCATATCTTGAACATTGAAATCCATCCCGATATATAAATTCTCTCTTGGTAATGCTTCACGTGTTGTATTATTAATATCGCGCTTGAATCCTTTGTAGACAGTTCCGCTGGTAAGATTACAGAATTCTCCGTTAATGTATGCAGTCAGTTCTTCAAGCGTGTACTGAGCTGTCAACGTATCAATATAATCAGGAGGTAGAAAAGGATTATCGCTGGTTTTTGCTTTTATCAAAAGTTTTTCAGTTGTCCATTCTTTTACAGCGAAATTGTAAAGGAAATTAAAACCTTCGGGTGTGCTAACCAAATCAATCGCATTCTTACCACCTTTTAAGCAAACCTGTCTGTTACGGGCTATTATTTTATTAAAAACCTTTTTCGCCTTATCCTTAGGTAAAATGTCAATTTCGTCGATGATACTGTAAAAAGTTTCGTAACCTACAATCGTTTCGGGTTTAGTCATATTCCTAAGCAGGATCTTTCCCATGTGAGTATAGAACACTTTTTTTTGTTCGTGATACTTGTATCTTATTTTATGGGTTTCGAAAAATTCTTGAAACCTAGGTACAGCGATATCATTTATAAGTGGGTAGTTTGGGAGATAATAGCCTACATTCAATTTTTTACTGGTAGAAGCTAATTTTACTACTGCCTTAGTTACGGCTCCTTCTGTTTTTCCAGACCCAAATCCAGCAACTAAAATAGTATGTTTAGCTTTAGATAAGATAAATTCTTTCTGATGCTTAAGCATACTAAGTCTTGATTTAGGTTTCATATCTCTTCTATTTCAAAACCGTTAAATTCGCTTTCATCTTCTTCATTACCGTAAGACCCGTCCATTTTATTTAATAAGTCGATATATCTTAATGGGTCATACGAGGAAAGCTTTACAACACCATCCCTTGAAACCGCTTCTTTCCATACTTTTTTCTTACCTATAGCTATATCTGACAATAATTGTTGTCTTTCTATTTTTGATAATATATTAGAAGTTACTAATTCAGATACTACTTTTTCAATAGTTTGATTTTCAACTTCTTGTATTTTTTTTAAATAAGGTTTATGTCTTTTTTCCGCTTCCTCATACCATCGATAATAGGTGCTTTTTGGGACTTCCCACTTCTTCCCAAACTTTCCCAAAATAGTAGGTTTATCAATACCCTTCTTTAAATCAGAAAGTATTGATTTTATTGCGGTTTCCTTATCTATTTTATTCTTACCCATTTAGGCAAAGATAAAAAAAAACCTCCACATTGGGAGGTTTTGATTATTTATTCTATTTCTAATACCGTGCAATTGGTAACACATTTTCTTTTAGCCTCCTCTTTATCTTTAAAAGACCCTAGAAAATAGTTCCTTTCGCCTAATAATAAATACCTTTTTTTATTTATAAGTTTATCCTGAATCTCTAGCAATTCTTTCTTTCTCTTGATCTTTACTTTCAAAGCGTTATACATGACGTTCATGATTTCGTTTTGCTCCTGTAGTTCGTTATTTCTTTCTTCTTCGAGCCTAAGTATTACTTTATACCAAATGCAAGCTATCAGAAGAAAAACACATACTATTAATAAAAATTCGTTCATAATGAATTGATTGCGGTTACTGTTTCTCTTAACTCTTTTTCTAATGCTATCCTGCGCAATTCAAGTACTTCTCTACCTCTTGCCTTTGCAGTGTGAATAATTATCGCAATCTCTGCGTTTTCAAATCCTGACACTAGAATGTCATGCACTATTGACTGAGCTTTATCTTCTATGATTTCGGCTCTACTTTTCTTTTTCCAAAACATAATGTTATAATTTCCAAGTTTTTATTAATTCAGTGATTGCAACAGATTTTTGTACGGCCTTATCTGGATTTACCAAGATATCGTTTATAGCGTCAGCAGCATCTGAAAGACCTTGCTTGTAATACTCACGACATTCTATGTATTTACTTTCTTCTAAAATTGATATATGAGCTAAATCTAGCTCATTTAAGAGCTTGTTATTTGGATTAGGTAATGAATATTGTTTTTCTTCTTTTTCTTCATCACGTACAGAATTTTGATGATATACGATTGATTGTGTCGATACTGGCGCGAAAGGATTTTCATTTGTTATTTCATCGACCTGCGTTTCTTCTGAAGTTTCAAATGGACTTAGAACAGGAATACATGTATGACCAATTAACATGGTATTTGTAGATAAGTTAATAGATTTTATTCCGTCAAAATCTGAAGTAATTTTCATTGAAACACTTCCATCATCATGATGTGTGATATTACTATCTGGATTGTTAGCTTTTAACAATAAATCAAGTTTAGCTTTCAATTCTGCTATCTGTTTTTCCTGTTCTGCTATTTTCGAATCCTGTTCGCTCTTCACTGATTCCAAGGCAATAATTATTGCTTTACCCTGAGCAACCAAAGAAGTGAAATCTGCATCCGTTTTCTCTTCAATATCTTTTTGAGTGATAATCAAAGAACCAACGCTATAAGAGTCTGATTCGCTGTTGTATGTGAATGGTATTGTTTGTAATTCTTTCTTTCTGTCTTGAGCTTGTTTTATTAAGCGATTGTCCCAGTCGTCTATTAGTTTTTTCTGCTTATCGTATGGCTCGCGTGTCATTTTTGCAATAGGGGCTAATGCTGTTTTTAGCATTGTTTTAAAAGTATTCAGGTATCTTACAGCTGTTGCTTCAGTTCCTTTTTTAGGGCAATCAATAGCAGTACTGGCTGAAAGTAATATAGCGGCTACTTTTTTAGCCTCTGCATACGTTTTTTTATCTTTTATAATAACAACAGGATTAGCCTTTACTATCTCTTCTTGAGTAATTCTCAATCCTTGTAATTCCGTGATTTTCTCTGGAGTTAGTTTTTCAAATATTTGCAATGATACGCTGTCCGTTGGTGGAGTTGGTGGAGTTGGAATAACTTCGACAACTATGCTTTGCTGAGGCTTATCTGTATTTACAACATCTTCATATTTAGGCTTTATGTAATCATCGATGCTGATACCGTCACGAGTAAAATAAGCCAAATCATCTTTTAATACGTCAATACTGCCTTTCTTTCCTTTTGAAATATTGTAGTCGTTCAGTTTCGCTATATCTACGTAATTGAATAATGGAAACTTATCTTGTAAATACAAAAAGTCAGCATGTCCTAGGCCGTAATTTACATTATTCTCTTCAGTTACTCCAAGATCTGACAACGTAAGTTTGTTTGTTTCTATGTGATTTTGAAAACTTGGCAGATGCGAGGAATCTAATCCTAGATCAGTAATTTCAATTTCGTGCCATTTTCCACCGTGCGCTACAAGTACAACAGATTGGTTTTTTATACCAGATTTTAGAAGGTTAGCCACTTCTACTTGTTCCGTGCCAAATTGCACTAGGATTGATTCTGAAGCCTCGAAGGCTTTTGGTTTGTTTAATTTGTTCATTTTTTCGATAAGTATTTATTGATTATTAATTTAATTTTTTCTTCCAGTTATAAAGAGTTACTCTGTCTACTCCTAGTTCCCTAGCTGTTTTAGCGTAATTTATTTCTATTCCAGCACTTACCATTGATAAAAACATTTCTTTTGAAGTGATTTTAGTTTCTTGAGATTTAAATTCAGAAATCCAATCGTCTAAAGTTTTCCCATCTATACCTAAGGATGCTTTTAATTTTTCTTTGTCGAAATCATTATTATTTTTAAGAAAAAGGAATAATGAAGACTTTTTTACCAAGTCATGATTTTCATTTGAGCAATGATCTAAGTTTATTAATTTCATATCAATTGTTTTTTATATATGCAAATATACTGTTTAAATACATACGTTGTATAAATTTAACACATTTATTTTTGATTTGTAAAAATTTGTCAATGCTTTAGACGCTTTTTTATACGGTAAAATAACTCCTTAGTCTTTATATTTGTTAGTATTTATACATATTTATACATATAAATAAATATAAATAAATAAATAAATAAATAATACTATATTAAGGAGGTGGTATGTAATTGTATATTTTTATCTTTAAGGGAAGTGTCAAACGTAAAAATTTGTATAATTTTAAACATAAATTATTGTTACACAATTACTTAACACCTGTTTTTATACTAAAAATAAGTGTATAAAAAAAGCTAACTTATTATTATTCAATGTGTTAGCTTTTTACAATTTTTGACAATGATATTTTTTACACGCTTTTCTTCCAATTATAAAGAGTCGCTCTGGTTACGTCTAAAGCTTCGGCAATTTTGCTGTAATTCACTTCTTCTCCAGATTGCAGTATTTTAATAAATGTTTCCTTTGCCGTTTTCCCTTTGTTAGTAGAAATAATATCCACAATCGAACGCGTCTGTAATGATGATACTTTTACTTTTTGCGCCTGCTTGATAAAATACTCACTCAATTTAAAGGCTTTTAAGACGGTTTTTTTGTCAATCAGTTCTGGTATTACCGTAAGCTCAAAATTATTCATTACGTGTATTAATAAACAGAATCTAGGTATATATGACTTCTGTTTTGGCAGCATAGATTTCATATATTCGTTTTCTTCGTCGGAATTCTGCATTACGCTAATCTTATTGTAAACATTTTCCCATTCTTTTTTCGCTTCTCCATCGAAACGAAAAACATTTGATATGATTTCTTCGTCTGCACTTTTTCGAATATCCATTTTTATAGCCAGATGAATTTTTTTTACCCAATCATCATAATATTGAATTGCGATGTAATCCATTTCTTTGCTGTTGTACATTTCTATTTTTATTTCTGGGCAGCAAAGAAGAATCCTATCAAGAAAACCATTGCTTTTGTTTTCTTCGGTAGAAAAGCTTTCGAGTATTGCGGGTTGTACTCCCCCAAGAATCGGGACAAAAGGACGTGCTAAGTAAGAATCTCCGCTTTTCCGATTCATGCTTACAGCTTTTCCGCTCCAAGTGGATAACCAAAAGGGAAGGTCTGAACCATTGCTGTAACGGCTCATGTTTTTTACCCATCCGTCAAGTTCTTCTCGAAACATTGCTACGCTGTTTTGATTTTTTGAATGAAGAGCTACCAAGGCCTCTATCGTGATATCATTCACAATAAATTGTTCTGGTTTTGGTTCGTTTTCTTCGTCTCCGTTAACGTCTTCCCATTCTTTATGCTTTCGTGGGTATTGTGTGATAAGATCTGAATTTATGCGCTCAAATGGCCTAGTAGCCATTGCAATACTTGGAGTTTTTCCAACTCCAGCAGATCCTACACAAGCCACCCAAATATTGGCGTATTCTTTCCAGCCAGCTTTTACCTCTATCACGCAAGAGTTTCCAATAAGTGAAGAAATCCCCCAAAGAGCGGAACAACACATATAATCGATATTACTGTCCAATGTACTGTTTGCTTCTAGGAAATACTTCTGTATTGGTAATGGGAATATTGAAATAGGAAAATCAGTAGTTTGTGTTTTCTCTTCTTGAAGCTGGGTTAGTTTTGGCAGATTAATCATAGTGAGAAAATTTATTTATAGCTTCTGAAATCTGATTGTTTATTGATTCATTCACTTTTTCTTGAGTCCATTTTTTTATACTTCCGTCGCTATTGAATTCTTTTAAATTAATAGTTTCTTTTAACCAATAAGCGTGGTTTGCAACTGGCTCTGATAGCTGTTTATGGATTTCTTTTTGAGCAAATATAATATCATTGTAGTGCTGTACAGCGTGATTGAACGACATTATGTATAGTTTTGAAAAGAGCTTATGATTGTCAAGATGTGATTTCTTTTGACTGTTGATCCATTCGACAATATCATTTATCGCTTGTACATGTTCTGGCGTGGTTTCTGGATTATTTTTTACCAGATTATAGATTTCTAGTAATGCTATATCAATAGTCATGACAATTTAAATTTAATTAATACATCTTTCATGTAAAGATTACATTCCGTAGTATCTACTATTTTTGTGTACGGATCAGCATTTGTTATTTTTTGAAAATCTATAGCAAAATATTTACCATATACATACCCGGTTAATGAAAAATATACTTCCCATATTCCAGTATCGCAAGAACTGTAGACATGAAGATTAGATATATATCTATGACTTTCCAAGAACTTTATAAATTCTATTGATTTTTCTAAATAAGTCATAGTTTCCAATTTTCAATTACATAAATCTCAGCAGTTTTCCAGCTTTTACTGTCTCTCAATCTTTTGTAAAGCGTAGGTTTCGATATTCCTATTTTTTTACATACTTCATCGTCCGTCATAAACATACGAAACTGTTCTACTTTTCTTGTGCAATTGTGTTTATCCATTTTTTAAATCATTTAAAGCTACTTGATAAGCTTCTGAAGCCTGTAACTCGTTATTAAACATTCCTAAATTTTTATTTTTACCGTTTATCCTTATGTACACTTGCCATTTTCCAGACACGCTGTGCTTACTAACCCCAGTATATTTGCTAGTCCTGTTGTGTCTAAATTGGTCTTTACTAGAATTATGACGCACATTTGTTATCTGTAAATTGTCTTTATGATTATTTAATTTATCATTGTCCTTGTGATCTATTATAGTGTTATGACTATCTGGCGTATGTCCTAAAAATGCACAAGCAACTAATATATGAATATAATTCGTTTTTCTTTTATTTCTCAACCCAAGAGGTAAAGATAAATAACCATCTTTTCTAAGTGTTGGCGACATTTCTGTTCTTTGAACTGGTCTTTTTACACCGTTTTTCATTACAACAACTCTTTCTAATGAAACAACATCGCCAAACTCACTTATAATATAACTACCTTCATATCCTATTATATTTTTCCAAATCATAGTAAAGAAATTTACTGGTTAAAAGCAAAAGAAAACCGCCACTTTCGCAACGGTTAAACAAATATACTATTCTTTACCTAATAACCAAGAAATGTGAGGATTTATTTTTGTCCAAAATTCATCTACCGACCTTGGCATAATGTAAACCCCTCCGTTTTTCTCAGTTCTTTGCTGCTGTCTGATCTGTGCTTCTCTTTGTTTTCCAGAAGCTTCTTTGAATTCTACCCACACACAGCGACCTAAAACACCATGAATAAGGCAATCAGATACGCCAGAAACCAAACCTAGTGATTTTTGTATGTCGATAAAATTTGCAATCAATGAGCGTATTTTGTCGTGATACGCTTTTGGTATTGTGTCAGGGATTGAAATTCCAACACCATTAATTACGGAATGCATAAGCAATTGAGGTTCGTTTTTTATGGTGCAGTACTCACGAGTGAACTGTATAAAGCACTGGTTTTGTACGTAGCGTTCGTCTTGTTTTTTCATAATTATTCTATTAATTGTAATTCGATTCCTTTTATTGAGTAATACAGATTTTGAAGTTCATGTATATATTTTACGTGCTTTATTACAAAATTATTTGCAACACAAAAAGTAAAATCATTATTTTTGTCAACTACTATTTCTATCTGAAAATAAGGTAAATTATACCATTCACTTTCTGCACTTTTTTTAAAACCGAATTTAATTAACCATTCTTCGGTTATTTGGATTGGTTCAAAATCCTCGTTATCAGAGTAATACCCAAGTCTGAATCCATTTGTAAATATAAACCCATCATTAGTCACGCCTTCAACATATGATATAGTGTTTATAATCTCTTCTTTTTCGTTTGGTATTGGTTTTATTAAATTACCAATACGTAAGTCGTTTACATTCATAAGTTGTAGTGTTTATCAAGTTTTACCTTGATTTTGTTAATAATAAATGCTTTTGTACGTAATTGTGTACCTTGTAATTCGCTTCCTTGAATCGAGGCGTAAGGTTCTTTTATAATATTCCTCATGCTGGTTTCGAATTTTCCGTTATCCTGAACCTTTGAATAAGTTCCAAGCGTAACACCATGCCTGAGAAAAAGTTCTACGACCTGATTTTGGAGTATGGCCCAGGCAAAAGATTTATCACGTCCTACCCGTGTAACATACTCTACAATTTTTTTGCCATTAGGTAACGGTATTTCATCAACTAATACGGCCACTTCTTCAGAACTGATCTTCACTCTTTCGCTGGGTGGTTTTATCAGATGACCACAAATATAACACTCTGTGTCCGTTCGCATCAATAAACTGAAACATTCAGGACATTCTTTTGTTTGATCCAGTGGCTCTTTTTTTGGTTTTGGCTTTTCGTCTGTACCGTAAAAAATACTTTCCCAGTCGTATTCATCTGACCACTTACCGGAATTACCGTATTTATCGGCAAAATATCTCATGTTGCCACCTCCGTCAATATGTTTGAAATACGGTTTGTAAATATCAGAACATTTTCGTCCAGCACGTCCGACCATCTGCAAATACAATGAGAGCGATAATGTAGAGCGATTTATAATAACCGCTTGTATTGTTGGTTCGTCAAATCCAGCGGTCAAAACATCACAATTCAAAAGAATAGCATCTGGCGTTACTCGGTACCATTCCAGAATAGGATCAACTTCAGACTTCTTTGTATTGACACTATCAATCATTCTAATATTTTCGTAACCAGCTTCTATAAAACCATTGTAACACTTCAAGTTGGTTGTCGTGGAGCTGTTGAAAATAATTGTTTTTTCTCCAAAACAAATCTGTTCATAATTTTTCACTACATTGAACTCACCGAAATACTGTTCGGTACTTTTTTTATCGAAATCTCCTGTCTTTGCATCGACTTGAAATTCTGAACGATTTACAGAACCGACTTCGTAATTCAAATCACGAACTAATTCACCGTCCTGTATTAGTTCAGAAATGCTTTTCCCTATCACGATATGTCCGTATGTTTCGCTGTAGTGGAATTTACGAGTATACTCGTATGTTTCCAGTCTGCAACAAGTCGTTACGGTTTCATGTTCTTTGCTACATACAGAACACTTACTGAATGTTATTTTTTTAAGCGAAATAGGTGTAGCGGTTACGGCTAAAATAAGCGCATCAGGGAAATAGTCAAAAATATCCTTATGCATATCAAGATGAGCTTCATCGATAACAATCAAGCCAATATCTTTGACGAATAACGGATTATCTGCTAGACGGTTTTTAATCGTCTGTATCATTGCAACGTAAGCGTTGCTTGTGTGTTGCAATGATTTCTTTGACGCTACAACACTTTCGCTTGTAACTCCGATTGTGCGCATAGTTTTTAGTGTTTGCTTTATCAGCTTGTCACGGTGCGCCAAAACTAAAACACGCTTTCCAGTGTCTTTGATAAATTTCTTTGATATAAAAGAGAACATAGCTGTTTTACCACCTCCGGTTGCAAGCTGATACAGTACGCGCTTTTCAGTTTCAAATGCTAGAAATATTTCGTCAATATCTTTTTTTTGGTATAGGTACGGCTTCATAAATGGTTTGCTTTTGACCACATCATTTTCTTAGCTTCTGTATCGCACCATTCATTCACAAAGCTTCTTGCGTCATCTACCCCAGAATGAGCTTTTACATGTCTATATTCTATTTTAATTTTTCCTATAGGAAGCATCGTTAAGCATTGCTTAAATTGACGCATCTTCGAATGTGATAACCTATATCTTTGAATGTGTTTAATGTCTCTTGTCAAGTAGGCTATAGAGTTAAGAGAATCTGTATTTATTATTATTTTAGTAATGCTATTATGAGCTTTTAAAATAACCGTTAATGCATTGATAATACATTTTGATTCTGCGTCGTCTGAAGTTTGGCATTTTTTACGGAACACACCTGATTTAGTAATTTTAAAATCATTTGATACCGCCCAAAAGGCATACCCGCCAATTTTTAATCTAGTATGAAAACTAGCATCTGTATTTATGGTTACTAACATTTTTTTTGATAAGTTTTAAAACGGTATATAATCCTCGTGATCTTCTGGTAATTCTGTCACATGCTTATCGTGACTGTGATATTTTTCAATATTAGCTTTATTGGTCAGTAATTGGATATTCCAAATATAATATCCGTAAATATTCCCTATTCTGTCAACCGTGCAATTTCTTCCCCGCATTCCTTTGTTTACGATATATCCAGTTCTTTTGCAAAAATCCCTGAACTCTTGTAAAGTAATAGAGAATTCGATATTTCTTTTCTTTGCATTGCCTCTGAAATTGAAAAAACGATCATACACTGGATCAACAATGCGCCTATGTATACGATAATGCTTGTGACATAAACCTCGTTTCTTTGCGCTAGGTTTGCTTTTACATCCATAAGCACAACAATGTATACCTTGTTCTTTTTTGATATCGGAAACAACGAATTTAAGTGCTTTGGGTACAAACATTATATTTCGATTTTTATTTCTTTTTGTCCGCATGGAGAAAAACCATACCAAATCCAATAACGGTCCTGATCTTGTGTCCAAACATAGTCTTTATACTCAATACCAGCTTTTATTCTGGCAATGTCCATGTTTGAGTATACATGAACTTTTCCGACTCCTACGGTTTTTATTCCAAGCTTTCTGACTATGTTTTTGAGTTCTGCAATACTTATTCCAAAGTATTTACATGCTTCAGCTGATTTCATTTTTCAAAGTTTCAATTGCTTCTTTAATTTTTCTCTCTGTCTCGAAAGATTTAGGCTCTTTTTTTCGCCAATTATAAAACGTATCGTTAGGAACTTTCGCTTCTCTCAATACGTCAAAAGGCTTCAATCCCGCCTCTTTTATTTCTTTCTTCAATTCATCATGTTTTGTCATATTATTTCTGTTTTATAAGGGATTACTTTTTTGTCAGCGTATAAATCAGCTGCTTTTCTTTTGGCTTGTTTTTCGTCGTCAGCCTCTACTGTTTCGATCTCAGAATCTTTTTCACTCTGTCCGTTGCTGTAATAACGGAACCAGACTTGTACATTGTATTTCATAGTTCAGTTGCTTTTTTGATTAACTTTTCAATTCTTTCGGTAGCTGGTTTTATAGCCAATGAAACAATACATTTTAAAAGTTTATTAGCATGTATTAATTCTTCCAAAACTTCAGAAGCACATGCAATTAGCTTTGCGTTAGCTTCACACTCTTTTTTAGTTTTTCCGTATACTTTGGCAAATACGAAATCATCTAAATACACGACAGTGTTAGGGCATTGTTGCAGAGTACCTTCAGTGGCACCGCTTATTCTTACTTTTCCTTTTGTTCCTTTAAATTCGTTTTTCATGATAAGTGATTTTTATATGTCGCAAATATAATACTTAATTTTACGTAAAAAAGTTTTTTTATTCAAAAGTTTTATGTTAGGTTTGCATCATATTAACTTTAAAAACTTATCACATGAAATTAAAAATTGAAATTAAAAACAGATTTACAGGAAAAGTTATTTTTGATCTAAGCACAGAAGACAACACAATTTCAAAAACTTTAATCGAAGCGATTAAAAGTGGAGCCAATCTTGATGGAGCCAATCTTTATGGAGCCAATCTTGATGGAGCCAATCTTGATGGAGCCAATCTTCATGGAGCCAATCTTGTAAGAGCCAATCTTAATAGAACCTATCTTTAAGGAGCTAATTGAAGTAGTATCTATTGTAAAGGAATTTCATGTAATGAAAGTAATATAATAGTAATGAG